TAAGCGCTTATCCTCGACTCTCCGGGGGTCCGTCGCGGGTGCCGTGGGAGGATTGTTTTGGGACGACGTGTCGGGGTTTGGCCAAGTCCGCCTGTTATCAGCGGATCTGACGGCTGCCTCTGACTATCTTCCCCACAATCTCTTGCACGCACTCGTGGACGGCCTGGTCCAGGGGGCTGCGGAAGGCGGTGTGTACCTGTGTCGTGAGCTGGAGGAGATATTTCATCTCCTAGTCGGCCCTCAGATATGCACCTGGAGTATGAGGACGGCGCGGGGGGGCAAGGCGACCGAGACGTGCGTGACCTCGCGAGGGGCGATGATGGGCTACCCAACAACTTGGGCTTTGCTCAACATCTTCCACTTCGCTTGGGTCGACATGTCTTGGCGACAAGCCCTTACCCGACACCCCGGTTGGCCGATTCATGTAAAGCCTGGAATGGCTTTCCCGGGCAACACCTTCTGTGGAGATGACCTTGCGGCCATCTTCCCAGTTGATGTCTCCCGAGCTTATCATGAATTGGCTCCCGAAGTGTGCGCCGTTTTCTCCAAGTCCTCGAAGCACTTCCAAGATTCGGACGCGGGTCTCTTCCTCTTTGCAGAGGAGGTCTTCGCGATCCGTCGGAAGCGCTTCTCGGGCTTGGACTGGTCGATCCGCCATATGGTGGGAGAAGCACGCTCGTGCGCTGCAGGAAGCTTGGCCTTTCTTGGCCCCTCCTGCTTTGTGTGCGCGCGTGTCCCCTTTGTCCACTTGGCTGGCCTGACCCGTCAGACTCCAACGGTCAACGACCGCGCCATCTCCGCCCCCTGGTGGGCTGTTATCGGCCCCGCCATCGAGTCGGCCTCGGCTTCGTCGGACCCGCGGGTGGTCCGCCGGGTAGTCCGTGTGACCTGCCCTGGTCTTTGGAGTTGGGCACGGCAACACGGATTCCCAGCGGGAATCCCCCGCGTGTTCGGCGGCCTTGGCATCCCTGTGGAGCGGGGAGATTCTCGGAAGATCGGTCGATTGGGAGATCGGTGGCTTCGCGGGATCTTAGATCTCGTGTTCTGCTCCTCCCGTGAGGTTCAATCCCGGTGCGACCCGGCCCGAGCCTGGATTACGTGTTCCTCTGCCCCTTTGAGGGCTTGGTTCACGCCTGATCCGTTCGGTAAGGTCCCACCGGAAAAGCGCCTCTGTCGACCAGGGAAGGAACCGTGGCAGCGGCCGTTTGGTCCGCTACCCGAAGGCGTGCACCGTTCGATACGCCTCGGGGGGCCAGAATGGGAGGAATCCGCGGCGACGGCTTTAAGCCACCGCGCGATCCTCGCTGGCGCCATGGAACCTGGTTCCCAATTCCGAGTTTCCCCTTACTCCGTCGCCAGACGCATAGGTCATCTCTACCATGAGATCTCGAAGCGCGCCCGGCACAGCAAACCCCCCCCCCCTGATCCCCGTAAACAGGGACCGGTCAGGAAGTGGCCAGGCCTCATCAAGCGATGGGAACAGGTGCACCAAGCGAACGTTTGGTGGACCCAGGATCCCGAGTCTGAAGAAGCCCGGACGCTCCCCGACACTCGTCGGGTGCAGGAGGAGGTGTCCTCCTGCCTGGGTTGGTCTCGCCCTGACAGACAGTGGTCTGTCTTACGGGGAGGCCCTACTCAGTATTC